TGGCCGGCCGTACTGGGCCCCCATCTCGCGGGAGATGCGATGATCGTCCTCGGTCAGGGCCCGAGCTGTTCGCTCGTCCAGGCTCATGTCGCGCTCGTCTTGCACGGCTCACCTCATCCTGGGCGCGTGGGTGGCGACGGCAGGCCCGAGGTGTCGCCGCCGGCCGCCGCGATGTTCTGCAGTGGGCCCGTCTGCATCCCAGCCCCGACGATGCCCGCAAGCTGGCTCAGGCCGGGATTCGGCACGCCCATCCCTGGGACCGACGGCGGCGGCCCGCCGCCCATCCCTGGCGGCCCCATCCCTGGCGGCGGGGCCATCTCAGGGGGCATCCCTGGCGGCCCGCCGACGCCCTGCAGCAGCCCCATCGGCACCGGACTTTCTGGGGTGCTGTTCGGGGCAGCGGTCTGGTCGGCCATCGCCTCCAGCAGGTCGGCCTGCTCCTGGTCTGCGGCGTACTGCGCGGCCAGTCGCAGCCGGCGGGCCTGGACGATCGGGGTCTTGGCCAGGTCTTCGGCGGCGATGGCGGCCTCGGTGACCTCCGGCGCCGGGTCGCCGTCCTCCTCCAGGAACTGCCTCGTCGTCATCAGCCGCTGCTTGACCAGCTCGACGTTCTGCTGCCTGCGGGCGAGGTCCTCGCCGCGCTTGCGCTTCCACTCGGCCATGTACTCGTAGACGCCGCCTGCGTCCTTCGGGTCGAGCACGATCGGGGCTCTCGACGGCGAGACGCGCGCCCCCTGCTGCTGGATCGGCACCGACTGGTTGCGGGCGATCGGGATCGGTGTGTCGAACCGCTCCGAGACCAGGCAGCCGACCTCCAGCAGGGTCGAGGCGACGTCCTCGTAGAAGCGCCTGACGCCTTCCTGGCACTGGTCGAGCGCGGTCAGCGCGTCGCGGCTCATGACCGACTGCCCGATCGCGGAGTCCGACTCAGATCCCCCGAAGGCGGCGGGGCTGGGCCCCTCGCGCTGGGCGTCGGCCTCGTACGAGCGGTACAGCGCGAGCGCGTCGCGGCCGGCGCCTGGGTGCACCAGCCCCTGCAGGTCGCCGGCGACCGGGATCAGGCTCATCCGCTTGATCGGCTGGGTCAGTGGCAGCCCCGCGTCGGCCATCGCCCGCACGACCTCGGGGTCGGGCTTGTAGGCCCAGCCCATAAACGCCGTGTTGTAGGTGTGCACGGTCATCGAGGTCCGGATGGCGTTCTTGGCCTGCCACATGCCCGAGAGCAGCAGTGGGAACTGGATCGAGCGCAGGTCGGGGTTGGGGTGGGCCCATCTGAGGCCGTAGCCGTAGCAGATCGGCAGCCGCTCGAGCCCCCAGTCGCGGTACAGGTCGAGCACCCCGTCGACCAGCACCTCGTCGCCGCCCGAGTCTCGCCGTCCCGTCGGGCGCCCCTCGACGCAGAACGCGGCGAAACAACCGTCCTCGTCCTCGAGCCACGCCTCGTAGAGCGTGACCTGGTCGAGCGAGGAGCCGCCCGAGCCGCCCACGAGCGCGAGGCCAGGGGCGACCTCGGCCGTGGATGGCGTCATCTTGGCGTCGTCCATCCCCTCCCAGCGCCAGCCGTCTCGGATCAGCTGGGAGCGGCTGTGCTGGGAGCGGACCAGCAGCCCGTCGACCGTGACCTTGCGCCTGGGCCCCGTGATGCGGGGGTTGATCGGGACGCACTGCAGACGGGAGAGCAGGCGGACCTCGAACGGGAAGTGCCGCGCCATGTAGTCGAGCTTGGCCGCGGAGTAGGCGCGGGCGGTCTTGCTGCCGTCGGGTGCGCCGTCGTAGTCGTCCTCGTCGGGGGACCGGCCCTTGCTGTCTCGGGTGTAGCGGCGGTGGTACCCGGCTTCCTCGCCGGCCTCGTCGTACTCGTACAGCTCGGGCAGCTTGCCGTAGCCGAACTGGGCGTCTCGGAGCTGGACGATGCCCGCCATCTCGCCCTCGATCACCAGCATGTCGGCGGCGTCGTCGCGGGAGAACAGCTCCTCCATCGCGGAGTGCCCCCACAATTCGAGGCGGGTGGCCGTCGTCTCAGCTTGGATGCCCGTCCCGATCGGGTGGCGGACCAGCGCCAGCTCGCGCGACGCGATCTTGTTGACCAGGTGGAGCGGGACGGTCTGCTGCTCGGGCCCGTCGAAGCAGCGGTCTTTGAACCCCTGCATGTCGGGGTCGATCGGGGTCTTCTTCTCGCCGAGCACGGTCGCGCGGCTGGCCTCGATGCGCAGCCGTGAGCGCTCCATCGTGTCCCAGTAGGACGCCTGCAGCTCCAGCATCGAGCGCACCGGGAAGCGCCCGCTCGAGACCCGGCGGGTCGGGTCCGCGACCACTAGCTGACCACCAGGCTTGAGGCCGAGCGGTACAGGCCGGCAAGCTCTGGGCCCGGGTCCGGCGCGAATGCAAGCATGCACGCCTCGGCCCGGTCGGGGCTCTTGATGCCACGTCGCACCGCGTCCTCCTTGCGCTCGATCTTGACCCGTCCGCGGAGGTCGTGGTCGTACTTGAGGCCGGCCAGCTGGCCGAGCAGCAGCCGGTCGGTCAAGCCCTTGACCGTGCCATCCTTGAACCGCTCGCGCAGGCCCCAGTAGTACTCGGCTTTCAGGTTGGCGAACCGTTCGCGGGCCTCGTCGCTGGTTGGGGCCGATCCGACGTTGACGTCGCGGACCGTGACGCCTGCGTCCTGGAGCGAGCGGGCGAGGTAGTGGCCGATGCCGGCCGTGTCGACGGCGACCCTGGTGAGGCCGCGGTGTCGCCAGGTGCGCAGCGCATCCAGGATGTGCCCCCGTGGGTCGGGGTCCAGCCAGGCGTGGAGCTCGAGGATGGCATCGCCCTGGCGCACACAGAGCACGGTCTCCGCCTCGCCAGGTCCTGCAACGTCAAGGCCCCCGACCACGGCTCCAGCCTTTGGATCGTAGGTTGCCGGCCTCGCTCGGGCGTCATCGAGCCACCTCCACTCGATCAGGGCTGAGGCCTGGTCGGCGATGAACTCGGCTTCCAATTCCTGCCGCGCGAAGTCACCGCTGTACTGCGAGCGCAGGCTCGAGACGAACGCCTGGTCGACGAACGGGTTCTGCGCGGTCGCGGCTCGGTGCACGGCGGTCTGGTCGGTCGCGTCCACGACGAAGGTTTGGTAGACCCAGTTCATCCCTTTGGGGGTGGTCGTGAGCCAGGCTTCGCCGAGCTCGCCGTGCTGCCGGAGCCGGCCGATGGTGATCGGCCAGGTTGAGGGGTGGCAGAGGGCGGCCTCGTCGATCCAGGCCCAGGCGGCGTTTGGGCCGCGGAGGCGCTCGGGGTCGTCGGCCGATCGGAAGATGACCTCGTCGCCCGTCTTGAGCACCAGCCGCATCTCGTTGCCGACCACGCGCTCGACGAGCGGGGCCCAGACGTCGAGGGCCGTGCGCCAGGTGGCGTCGCGGAGCATCGGGTAGGACGGTGAGACCACGAGTCCGAGTGAGGGGCGGGCGACGCCGAAGCGGCGCAGCAGGGCGCGGGCAGCCCCTGCGTAGGTCTTGCCGGCCCCCACGCCGCCGACGAACAGCACGAACGGGTGCGGGTCGTCCACGAAGTCGCACTGCGTGTCCGAGAGGCGGAGCCTGCGGCCCCCGCTAGCCGGCGCTTCGGCGATCATCAACGCGCTCCACCACGATCCGGAGGGGGCCGCCGTCGCCGCCTGTCAGGGCCGCCTTCGGCTCCCAGAGGCCGGCGAGCTGGAACAGCCACTGCGCGTGTGGCAGGCTGCCCTTCTTGGCCTCGGCGATCTGCGCCCCGAGCACGGGCACGAGCTCGCCGCGGAGTCGCTCCGCGGCGACCGCGTAGACCGCGTCGCCCCAGCCCGGCAGCTTCTTCCAGTCCGACAGCGTGCTCGCGTCGCGCTCGAGCTGCCGGGCGAGCTCCTTCTGCGAGCGCGGCTCGCGGGACGGCGGCGGCAACGCCAACCAGTGTTGGAACGCAATCTGATCTGCGGTCCAGGCGTTGGCGCGGATTGGCGCGAGCTCGGTCGCCACAGCTACGCCGAGACCCGCCACGGGAACGGGACCGCCGTCAGCAGGACAGCCAGGGCCAGGGCGGCGAACATCCCCGCCTCGAGTCCGTCCATCCGTCCGATCACGAGCAGGACCACGGCGACGATCAGGACCAGCAGGGCGACCAGCGTGCCAAGGCTCACTTCCCGTACCCCTTCGGCTTGCGCTTCGGCTTCTCGGCCATCTCCGCGAGCTTCGAGGCCGAGAGATCCGTCTTCGTCTTCTGCCCGCTCCGCGCTCGCTCGAGGTCCGCCCCGAGGAATCGTTGCTGCTTTGCGCTCTTCGCAGGCACGGCATACCCCCCGACCCCGGACTGTGCCCATCATACACCCAGTTTCGACTTTTTGCTCCGAGCTTTCACGTCTCGCCGTGCCAGAGCGCGTCCATCGTCGTGTCGAGCGCGTCGGCGAGCACGGCGAGGGTGTACGCCTTCGGCTCGTGGTGGCCGCGCTCGACGTTGAGCAGCGTGTCGTGGGCGATGCCGGCCGCCTCTGCGAGCGCCGCCCTGGTGAGCCCGAGCGCGAGCCGCCGGCCGCGGACGCGCTCGGCAAACGTGGCAATCGCCGCTCCCCGACGGACGCGATGCTCGCCGATGGTGATTGCGACGTCCGCGACCCGAGACATCGGCACGTCGGACGCCTTCACGGGAGTCGCTCCAGCAGCAAGAGCTTCCGCACTTTGCTCCGCCCGGCACGACGGAACCCGGCCACGAGGAAGCAGTAACCAGGGTTGGCCGACTTGACCGCTGCCGTGTCCACGTACGTGAACAGGCGAGATCCCGGCCAGCGGCCCCAGGCGAGCTCGCATGCCTCACCGATCAGCCCGCTCGACAAGAGCGGCCCTTCGTTGCGGAAGATGGTGCAGCAGACGCCCTCCTGCCCGTCGAGGCGCGGCGCCCCGACGTTGCACTGCCACGCAAAGACCGCGTCACACCCGGCGGTGAGCAGCACCATCGTCTCACCCGGACCCATGAAGTTGTCGGTACGGGCGCGACCTCGCGCGTTCTTCACCGCCGAGTAGTGCCGCCGATACAGCGCGTACGCCCTCGGATCGGCGCGGTGGCTCGGCAGCCAGTTCCAGCCGTGGCCAGGGAACATCTCGACAGCTGCGGCGCCCATCACGCCGGTCCGCCCGTCAGCCTCAGCGCGAGCCTGGAGCGCGCCTCCGGCAGCTCGTCCCACTCCGCCTCGGCAGGGGCGCACGACTGACGGCGCTCCCAGCCGTTGCGCTCGGCCGGCCAGCGTAGCCAGTGGCCGTCGACCTCTGCGACGTAGTCAACGCGGTTCGGGTGTACGTACACCACGATCATCATCACCCCCTGGTGTGCGAGAGCCGTACTTGGTGCGCAGGTAGCGCGAGACGTCGCGGAGGACCTGGCGCTCGGCCTCGTCCAGCATCTCCAGGCCGGCCACGTCGATCACCCGTCGCGTCACCATCACGAGGCGGAGCAGCAGCCGGTCGGGGCTCTCTGGCATCGGCCTACAGCTCCACGCGGGGCAGCCGCTCGTCAAACTCGGTAAAGGCGTCGAGCGCAGCGGCGAGGGCCTCGATGTCGGATGACGACGGGGGCGCGCCCTTGCTGCTTCTCCACGCGCCGACCTTGTCCAGCATCCGCTCAGCGCACGCCACGACCACCCGTGCCAGCGCCAGCCTGGCGGCCTCACGCTGCAGACTGTCACTCCGCTCCGTGAGCATCGCCTGCAGCTCGTCGACCTCGCTGCCATCGCCACGCTTCGACTCGGGGGGTTCGGTG